ATTACTGCATATTGCTTTTATTTTATTAGATTTTCTTCGGCAGAAATATGGTGCCCGGGGCGGGACTTGAACCCGCACAGCCTTACAGCCGAGGGATTTTAAATCAGGCGCTTTTAGAAGTTAAATCAATACAATATGCTAGGTTTTCATAATTTAGCCTCAAAGTCAGCCCTAATTTATTCAATAACTTAGATGCGAACATGAGGCCATATTATGAAGTTTTTACTTAAATTATTGGCCTGCAAGGCTCATAAACTGACACTACCTCGGCCGTCACTTTCCCCAGCACAATGATGCCTTCCATGCCCTCTCCGTCGATCGTCTCGCCGTCTGAGGTGATAATCCCTGTAGTGAACAATCGGCCCAGTTGCGGGAACTCGCCTATCTGGAATGCGATCTTGTCGCCCGGCACTGGATTCAGAGATTTATCTGCCAGCACGAACCCGTCAGGCGTCTCAATCAGGATCATGTTGTTGCGGCGCGGCATCAGTACATCGTTCAGGTCAATTCGCCGCTCTATGTAATCGGACGCTGGTGATGGAAACCCCATAATTACCTCACGTATCCCATGTTGCGTAACGACCAGGTCTTATTCTCGCTTTCCTCCGTAACCAACTCGAAGAAGAAGTTCTGGTAACGCCTAATCCACCGATTGCACTCCTGCAGCGTCCACACGTGGTTCAGGTCATCCAGTCGCTTCTGGAATGCCGCAGTGGTGATAATCTGCCGCCCCCGGCCGTCCTTCGTTATTGCGCCCACAAACGCCGCGTGTATGTCACTCTCTCTCGCCATGATAAATCCCCCTCTGACAAATACTGTATGGATAAACAGTAATATCAATCGGTACTTTTGATCAAGGCGGAGCGGCAGGCAGATTTGTAAAGGGGTTGAGATGAAAAGGTTTTTAGTTGGCGGCTGCGGTGGTGAGTGACTAATCTCAAATCACCCACCCCGCAACCTGCTCAGACAGGAGCGGCTGAGTCATTGCCCGGTCGCCGGGCTTTTTTTGTGGCAGTATTTTCGCTAGATTTTCATAGTAGCGAGGTGTGACATTTAGGCATCTGGTGGTATCATCTACTAATATTATGATGTAATTCCCCAAAATTAAGCCGAATAATGAAGCTTTAAATATCCTTATTTTGGCAAGAGACATGTTTATTTATGGATAAAAAAAATCACGATATTGAGGTTCTAAGAACTCTTGCTATTGCATTCGTCATACTTGCTCACATCCCGGGCATTTTGGCACCAGACTCCTTTTACTTTAAAGTGATAAGTGTAAGTAAATTCGGCAGCGGTGTTGATTTGTTTTTTTGTGTTTCTGGGTTTCTTATTACAAAAGGCTTGTTGGATAAAAAATTAAATGAATTAGACTTTGGTAGATTTAAAAGAGAGGCAAGGCAATTCTACATAAAAAGAATATGGAGGCTCATGCCTGCAGCCATATTCTGGATTATAGTTTCGATAATTCTTTCTTTTGCTCTTGAAAAATACCATGCCTTCCTTACGCCATCTGATATGCTTAAGTCAGCATTTTTCTCTATCACTCAGACTCAAAACATGTATTTCCCCATGTGTAGGCAAGAAGGTACGTGTGGGAATCTGGGCATTTACTGGAGCCTTTCATTAGAAAATCAGTTTTATCTCTTATTGCCGATAATACTCTTTTCAATGAATAACAAAAAACTGTGCTTTTTCATGCTTACAGCTTTCCTGATTCAGTTTTTTATACCGAGGACTTTAAATAGTCAAACCCCTCTCGCGTGGCCCGTCAGAACGGATGCTATTGCGCTGGGTGTTATAATTGCAGTTTTGAACCATAAAAATATCAATTATTTTATTAGAGACTACATCCCCAGTCGAGCGTGGGTTGCAGCTCTAACATTCATATCGTTAACATTTTTCCTTGCATTTTTCACCAATCCGAATCCTGTAGTATTTTATCAAACCGGATTGACCGCACTGTTATCTGGAATTTTTGTGCTATTGGCAAGCTTGAACGTAAATTTCTTTGCTCGTGGTGTATTCATTAGGGCCATTTGCGATTATATCGGATCCCGGTCATATTCGATTTATCTTACTCACTTCATAGTGTTGGTCTTAGTGGGAAGGTTTTTCTTGTATGGTGTAAAGAGCACCACTTGGCTTGAGTCAGTCGCACATGTAGCTCTCTTTCTCTTTGGAAGTTTGTTGCTTGCAGAGTTGAGTTATAGATTCATTGAAAACAAGTTCAGATACGGTTGGGTTTCCAGCCACAGAAAATAGATGCTAATACTTGCAGCCTGCACGGGCTGCAAGTAGTGAGTGGGCTCAAGATGGCATTTCTGGCCAGTTAATATCATCAACTGTGTTGGGATCCATTGCATTCAACTCATCAATATAATCAAGCCATGCATTAAGCAGAGAGCTCTCTTTATCATTTAGTTTCCTGCCAATCAAAAGCTTAGTTTGGTAAGGGCTGATTTTTTGTGTTGCGTCGTTGATTAGTGATAATTGCAAGCTTACGTTGCTTTCTTTCTTCCTGATATCATTTTCATTTTGTTCTTCTTTGCTTGGTATAGGTGGTGAAAACTTTCCACTCACATAGCTCCAGCCAGGCGCTGGCTGAATATCCGTACCCTCATCAATTACAGCATAAGTCACGCCATCGTTAAATTCCATTGGTGATGCATCAGGGCCGTCCCATACGATGCAACTGATAACTTTACCATCTAGGATTAGAGCGTATTTTCCAGGCATTATGCGTACTCCCAAATAATGATTAAACCTTGAGTTCCAATGCCACCGGCTCTTGAAATCCCAGATGCGCCAGAGTTTGCACCGCCCCCGCCACAGCCATATCCAGCAGCCGCAAAGCCATCACCAACAGACGCCCTAGCTACACCTCCACTTCCTGGATAAACTTTGCTTGACCCACCGAAACCGCCTAGCGCTACCGTAGCAGTGTAAACGATGCCGCTATTTCCAAAGGACCCAATTGCATTGATATCACCCCCAGATGCAATTCCACCATCCGTGCCGGAAATAACCGAAGAAGTTGAAGCCGTGCCAACAGAGCCTCCTCTCCCCCCTCCTGCATTTATTGTCAAAAAGCTTGTTGTTGAGCCGCCGCCTCCGTTAGCTCCAACTGCTGCAGATCCGCCACTACCAATATTAAAACTCGCGCCTGAGAAACCTGAAGTAAAAGATGCCATCACGTACCCTCCAGAAGAACCTCCACTTCCAGAGGACTGCTGGCCAGAAGTGGTAGCAACACTGCCTCCTCCCGCCCCTCCGCCACCTATAGCCTCAACAATAATCAATTTGGTTCCAGTTGTAGGACTGTAAATTCCTGAGCTGGAGAATATTTTTTTATTTAAAAGTCGACCGGAACTTACCAATGCTTTGATTGCTGTGACGAGCTGATTTTTTTTTGATTTATCCAGAGCAACTCCTGAAGATTCAATTACCGATGAAATTTCTTCCTGAACTGAATCAAAGAAATCTGCATCCAGTGCAGTGGGTAATTCTCCTGTCTGTGGGTTACCACCGGTAAAACCATTTTTACCCGCGCCAAATTTATCCACCTGAGCGGTAGAAGTATCGATACGATGCATGTTTACTCCGGATATCTGAAAATTACGTAGGTGTGAGAGGGGGCCAATTTATTGAGCACACACTCTGCGACGGTGTCTCCCCATGTTCTGAGGCTATCCGTGCAGTTGCTGATAGCTGTCATCGGTGCTATCTGTGTTGTCACAGGCATATTGACCTGCCAGTAATAACGCCATTCATCGCTATAAAGAGAGTCTGTGCAGTCAGAGAGGCAGGTGAACTGGCTTTTGTTGTAACGTGTAATTGTCACATCGTTATAGCCAAGCGCCCTGAGCTGAGAAAGATAAAATGTCTCATTAATGCCCCCCGGCAGGTTCAGTTTTGCATCGAGCCTCTGTCGCCTTTGCTGCAGTGTTTGAACGCCGGGCGGCGCACAGCTGTCCGGCAGTCCACTAATCTGTTCATACCGATCAATCAGTTCTGTAACAGAGCGGGGATCGGTTTCAAGCATAAGTGCGTCGCCGCGACCGTGAACTGCAGCCAGTGAAGGTGCAAATCCCGTCAGCAGCAGATCGTCTGCATCCCACGCAGGGCCACGAGGCAGTAGCGCACCAAGCATCTGGCGGTACTGAGCTGTCAGGTCCATGAAATAGTCCCCACTACGCCGACCTCACCTTTTGCAATCGAAACATCAGCCGCCGGACTGACCAGCGTATGGCTGTACTCACCCGTTGCAATACTGATTGCTTCGCTGATACGTGAAAGTTTAAGCACACCTTCTGGCACGCCATCACGCAGCATCATTGAACGTAGTTCGGCCTCCACTGCGTATCTGACTTCTTTCGTGTCCGGGTTTAGTCTTATCTGAAAATCAACAACGTGGGGGGATGCAGCAAACACGTAAATGTCAGCGCCTGCAACCGGAGCGCGAGGCTCAATGTAAGCCTGCACGGCGGACACTGTAGCTGCATCGGGGATGGGGTTTACGAGATCGCTGTTTGCCACCATGACACCAACTGTTCCACGCCCGCTCCAGTGCCGGTATGTCCAGGCGCGGGTAATGCCTGCCACTTCTTTAGCCCACACCTCATAATCACCGTCTGCGCCGCCCTGCGGGGTCCAGTACCAGCGCTCAATGACTCGCGCCCGCCACACCTCTACGTCCTCAACGTTCGCACCGCCCTGAATGCTGTCCGCCACACCAGCGGAAGTCAGGCCGGTAATCGGGCTGACCAGCCGCATGGCAAGACCGTCATCGGTGTTACCGGCTTTACCGGCTGTATCGCTGGTTACCGGTACGCGCAGCACGCCCCCCGATGACGTGGCCGCCGCGGTTGTGGTGAAGGACGCCAGGTCGTCACGCTGAATCGTCACGCCAGCCGGGATAGTAATGCCGTTCGTAGCCACGTCCCAGCGCACGTATCCAGTTGCTGCCGTAGCCGCTTTGCGCGGGCATCGCTTCATGTTGGCATGTCGCGTCAGCCAGTCCTCATCTGCCAAGTCTGGCAGGAGATTGCGCGCCAGATAATCGATATAACCGTAAACGGTGTGCACTGCTGCCGCCTGAACCCGGCCATACACTTCGGCATCAGTGCGGCGCAATGCCGCCAGCGTTGAATCTGCAGCCAGTCGGGTAAGAATATCGTTGCGGATGGTGGTAATTAACTGAGGGAGTGTCGGGCGGGTAAATCCACTGTCAGCCATTAAGGTCACTCCATAAATCGTCAAAGGAAAATGCCGTGCGGTTGCCGTCTTTCTGACTGATTACCACCGAGGCGCTTAGCGTATCAATGCCGGTTCGCTCGGCCTTCACATCCACACGAACAGCCACGCCGTCATCCACCAGCCATTGCAAAGCCTGGCTGATATATTCACGGGCTTTCAGTGGTGTTTTATTGGTAAGTTTCTGACGGCTGAGGAGGTAAAGGCGCGACCCAATTCGGTCGTTCTGAACGGTTGGAAAACTATCGCCCCACCACCCACTATCTTGCTCGGGGTTATCGTCAGGCTCAGCCTTTCGCCAGGAGAACAGGGAAATAATCACAGCGCGTGTCAGAGGGTCAGGCGGCCACGTCACGTCACGCTGAACGCCATTAATCACAATAATCATGGCGCCACCATTTTCTGCGCTGTCGCGTCGGTAGTACCGCCGCCGGAGCCGTTCTCTTTATGGTAGTGACCGTTATAGGCTATGCGCATGGCTGACATGGTCAGGCCGGAAGAGTCGCACTTATCTTTGATCTCACCGGTAGATTCGATGTCCATTTCAAACCGGGCCTTTGGCGCGTTGGTAAAGGTGATCGGCTTACCCGCGCCATTGACAACAATTCCTGCACGGGTCAGCGTCACCGACTGTCCCTGATCGTCATACACCGCTACTTCGCCAGTCTTCAGCCCTTTAATGCGGTAGCGACGGTCAGAGAC